CCGGTAACGTCTACGCACTAAGGTTTAGAGAACTACCTTTTAACGACATGGTTCTTGGTCACAACGAAGAAAACCTTCTTGCCCACCCAGAGAGAGGGACTTACTGTGGTTTCTTAAATCGTTGTTTCAGATTGATGCAGCACCCAAATTGTAGTCTGCCATCAAAATTGCATCCGAGACTTCGCAACATAGGGTTTGCTCAAATCCAAGGTTGCCGGCAAAGTCATCGAATTGATTGGTTAAATCAATGTCGAGCATGTATCTCCGATATACAGCCTCAGACGAGAAGCGGAGTGTACCTTCTGGATGGCTCCTGTCTAAGTGACTAAAGTCTCGTGTTAATTTCTTCTGTATGCTTACCGTGATCTGTCCATCTGCAACACTAGCCTTCATGCGATCTACCAAGGGGAATGATGCCCTAGGATAGGCACCTTGCAGTAGGGCTTTCTGAAAGCCAATGGCACGTCGGCGGATGTCCCCACGACCTGGGAGATCCCCGTGACAAACCCCTGAACAACGCAATAGGACACCAAGATTCAGTAGCGGCTGCCAAACCCCATCCAAATCGAGCACTGGTGAGTGCTTCAAAAACTGTATTTGCTCCGGAATTGAGCACTCCTGTAGAGTAATAGTATATCCAACCATGAGAGCCGCCTCCTTAATTTGATCCAAGGTGGTAGCCTTCTGGTTGATTATACTCATGGCAATACAGTAATTTGCGAGTCCATTAATAGCTCCCGTAAGCGTGCTCCCAGAATATAATGTGGGTCCGTCGGCCTTCAGTATGACCTGATGGCGTCGATCTGAACTCACAACGCGAATTGGGAGAGCACATTGCTCAACGAGACGCTGAACGTCATCCTGTTGTTCTTTTGGGACAATACGAGTTAAAAGATCGAACAAGTGCTCAGTGTGCGAGGAGTCGCATGAAGAAATATCAAGATTGTACATCTTAACGACTCCATCTACACGCACTGACAAACAAGCATCATCTGAGAAGTAGCAATAAAACATCTCTCCTTCAGGTGCTATCAATCGATCAAAAGCATACTTAAGATCTGTGTAATCTGGTTTCTTTATGAAGCGTACTTCGTGGTTAATGGTATGATATGGGTGATGATACATGGCATCCTTAATGCACGCTGTTAGCCATGCTCCTTGCAGAGAAGCTGCAACACCCAAATCTCCAATCATCCTAGGAACTTTACCGGGTTTAGCCCACTCATCCCGCTTCATTTTATACAAAACGCTGCGCAACCACAGCCGATTCGTAAAATCACCAGTCTCGAGCAATTCTTGCACCGCGGCCATGCGCAACCTCTTCTTTGCATGAGGGTCGCGACAACGTTCCACGGCGGTATCAAACATATCAATGTACTCATGATAGTACTGATCGGCTTCTCGGAAGTGCTGAATTATAGC